ATGAGCTTAGTATCTCTTACTGTTAGCTTCATTTTAGCTGTATAGTTATACCCTTCCACCTCTAAGGTCTCAATGGTAGGATACTCTATCTTAGGTGATGAGTTGAATTCTTTGACAAGCTCAATAAAATCAGCTACATCATAATCAAAGAACTCCTTCTCAGGGATGCCTAAGCTAGCAAATATCTGCAGATGCCTGTCAATAGGATCTATCTCTTTGTTATTGCTAAGCTCAGTTATGTTTTCAAACTGCTCGATGGTTAGCTCATCTAATCTGTTAGGGATCTCCCTACCTAAAATAGTTATCATAGTTAATTTTTTTACAAATATACAAATAATATAATATAGGTATGGCAAAAGATAATTTACCTATTTACAAAATTACTATAGATCCTGAATACTCTGAAAATGGGGAGGATTTAGGGATAGAACAAATAGCTTTCACCTCAACACCGGCCATAAAAGTAATGGGGATGGCTTTCAATTCTCAGGTTAAGCAAATGATATTTAAAGATAATGTTAAGTATCGTATTGTAGCACCTGCTCTTATACCTATGGAGATCTATCGTAAAGATGATGAGGATGGTAAGGAATATTTCGTGAAATTTACTATTGAGGAGATAGAGAAGATACATTCAAAGTTCATGCGTGATATGAGTAACAAAGACTTATTCAATTTAGAGCATGATACTACTGAGACTGTGCCAGCTTATGTACTTGAGGCATGGATAGTAGACAACCCTAGAAAGGATAAAGCATATTCTAGTTTTGGTATAGAGGTACCTACAGGTACCCTAATGGTAACAGCACAGGTAACTGATGTGGAGTATTATAACCATCTAGTAGATAATGATCAGGTAGGATTCTCAATAGAGGGATACTTAGGCATGAAATTAAAAGAGGTAACACAATTAAAAACAGATATAAATATGAACAAATTACCTGATGGAGAACACACTATTGAGGATAAAATCTATGTTGTAAAAGGCGGTGAGATTATTGAGATACGTGATGTTGAAGTAGTGGAGGCCTCAGAAGAGGTAGCCCTAGAAGATACAGTAGTAGAAGAGGAGGAAGTAGTAGAAGAGACAATGGCTGTAGATCCTGTATTAGATGCTGAGGCAATACTAGCAATAGTTAAGCCTGCACTAGATGCAGAAGTGAATAATTTAGTAGCTATGATAGCAGATCTTAAAGCCCAACTAGAAGAGGCTCTAGCTGTAGATAGTGAAGAAGAGGTAGTTGAGGAGGCTGTAGCTTTAAGCGTGCAGCAAAAATTAAGTATGTTTAATAAATTTAACAATAACAAATAAAAAAAAACAAAATGAGAAAACTAAGATTTGATTTAAACAATGGTGCAGGTGCTACACTTACACCCAATGCAGAGAGCTTTTATGCTCAAGCTTACCTAGGATCATCAGATATCGTAGATAACTTCCGTACTTTACCAGGTGTAAAGTTTGAGGTTAAAATCGGTACTGTATCTTTTGGTGATATTTTACAACCATCTACTTGTGCTTTTACTGCACCTAATGACGAACTAACAGCTAAGAAAATGAGCGTTTGTGCTTTGTCTTCAATGGCTCAAATTTGCCAATTTGATTTGGAGCAGTCATTCGTTTCTTTGCAAATGGCAGCAGGATCTAATGGTGATTTTAGTGTAGCTAACTTCATGAACTTCTACTGGAGTGAGATGGCTAACTCTATCAATGGATCTATTGAGACTTTGAGATGGCAAGGTGATACTACTTCATTAACTCCTTCACTTGCTTTGTGTGATGGTTATGAGGTAGCTCTTACTGCAGGTTTATCTTCTTTAACTGATACAGTTATCAACGGAGGTACAGGTGCAATCGCTACCTTCGCTACTTTATTGACTAAATTAGATGCTGCTTACGCTTTAGTACCTGCTTCTATTGCTTCCCGTACTGCTGATTTACGTTTCTATTTACCAACACAATTGGTTAATATCTATCGTAGAGGTGTTGCTGCAGGTAACACTCAAGCATTTATTACTCAAGATTTGGCTTTAACTTACTTAGGTATCAAAATAGTACTTTGTCCAGGAATGTCAAACAACACTTTTGTAATGACTTTAAAAGATAATTTAGTTTACTTATTTGATGGTGAAGGTGATCCATCTGATCTTCGTGCAGTGAACTTGGCAGATACAGTTGCTGAGCCTTACATCCGTACACGTGCTAATATGAAAATTGGCTTTAACTATGTGAATGGTAAAGATATCGTTTTCTATTCTTAATATTAATTCATAGAGGGGGGCAACCCCCTTTATATAAAACTTAAAAATATGCCACTATGTACAGCCCTCGAGGGCATTCAAAAAAGTTGCGATAATAACAGTGGAGGTATCTATCAAGTGTGGTTTATCCCACAGGAGCAGATAGCTACTGTTACAACTAATACAGTTTATCCTGCATATGAGGTGACAGCTATTACTTTATCACCTGTTACACCTTTATTTGAAGGTTACTTTATTCGCAGAAATACATCAAACTATACAGAAGAGCAAGCTGCTGATTTAATCAATGGCTCTACTTTTGTAACTCAGACTATCAATTTAGTATTTCACAGACGTGAAGCTGCTAAGTCTAATGCTCTTAAGATACTTGCATCAGGGCAGCAATACCTTGCGGCTGTAGTTTTAGATGCTAATGGTAAGTATTGGTACATGCCATACATGCAGCTTACTGCTACAGGTGAAGGATCAGGTACAGCTAGAGCTGATGGTTCTAAGTACACTGTAACTATGGTAGCTGAAAATGAGCAGTTAGCACTAGAGGTTCTACTTACAGGTGGATCTGCTTCTTACACTGCTTTAGGTTTAATTTAATCTACTGCCTCTCTAAAATTAGCCCTGCATATTGTGGGGCTTTTTTTATTTCTAAACATTTGGCTTACATCATTTAATATAGGTATGATATACATTGAACAAGGTGTGATTAACCAGGTAGTGCTAACCTTAACAGAGGTCACAACTGTACCCACCCCTCATTATCTATTTGCGTTCACTAATGAAATGAATACTGCTAGTGTGCCTCAGTTATTTACAACTGCTGATATTAGCTCATACCCTGAAAGATACAACTTGTTTGTATTAGATGAGCCTGTAGATATTACTTTGTTACAGGGGCAATTTATTTACCAAGTTTATCAGAGCTCAGTACCCTATGTACTACCTTTAACTATTGCACAATCCACAGGGATAGTGATAGAAGAGGGTAGAATGGTGGTAAGTGGGCCTGTAGGAACTTCAATATACGATTAATTATGGCATGGTATAGTAACTTTTTTAAGAAAGAGAGCACAGCTCCTGAAGTGGTGGAAGGATATCAATCCTTTAGCACCCCATTTATGCCTGTTGGCCCTGGCAATCTTACACTACCTTATGTAGATAGTAGGTACAGTGCTAATATGTGGATTAATTTTGGAGCTGATAACTTGTATCCAAGTATGCTTAATCAGATGTACTACGCTAGCCCCTTACATGGTGCCATAGTAGACTTCAAAACAAATGCAGTTATCGGTGGTGGTTTTGCACTTAAGACTGATCTACTAACTACTGTTGAAAAATTAGAGCTTTATACTTTTGAAAGGAAAATTAATCTTAAGCATATAGTAAAGGCTGTGACTAAGCAGCTCATCATCCATAATAGGGTGTACTTTAAGATTTGTTATGGTCAAGGTAAAAAGATTACTAGGATAGAGAATGTATCACCTGAGAAGGTGCGAGTAAGTGCAGATAAGAGAATGTATTTTATTTGTGATGATTGGTCCAGGAGGATAGGCATACAAGAGATTAAACCATACCATATAGCTAACACTGACTATGAGCAACTTTACTGCTATGAGATTAAGTCTATAGGCCAGGACCACTATTCTCTACCCCAGTACAGCTCCTGTCTAAATTTTGCGTTTTTGAGTGGCGAGCTTTCGTACTTTGCTAAGTCTAATATCCAAAACTCTATCTTTCCATCTTTTGCTATGATGTTTCCTAAGAGACCACAGTCTGAGGAGGAGAAGCATATGATTAAAGAAACTATAGATAGAATGAAAGGTGCTGCTAATGCCGGTAAAGCTGTGGCATTCTTTGCAAACTCACAGGATCAGTTACCTAAGATAGAAGCTATGCCAACTAATGGCAATGATAAACTATTCCAGGAGGCATCACAGCTGAACACTGAACA